AAAGCGTAGATGAAAGTCTTGGCTTGGTCGCGGGTCTCAAGACCAGCCGCCTCTTGGTTAGCTGTGTGGATGTCTCCGTTAACGATTTCATTTGTATAGTCCTCATCGTTCATATAGTGGGCAAGCATTCTTAGCTCAAGACCACTAGCATCTATACCTACAAGTTTATATCCTTCTGGCACAATCCACAAGGCCCTGCATTTGCCTCCGAATGGAGAGTTGGAAGAAGGAACCTGAGCCATGTTAGGCTCCCTGTGTGTCATGCGACCAGTAATAGCGCCGTTGGGTATAACGAAACCGTGTACCCTACCATCATCTTGCATTGCCTCTCCCCAAGAAACTATCTGAGATACTCTCTTTTGGTACATAAGGTATGCATTGATAAGGTCTGCTTCAGGTATACCTTTCACTTGAGCAAGTGTCTTTTCATTTACTATCGGTCTTCCATGTGCAGTGAACTCAGTGGGCTTCCAACCAAAGTCCTGAAGGTACTCACCAACCTGCTGTCTAGAAGATAGGTTGAAATCTTTTGCTCTGCTTCTAACTATAGGATCACAAACATCAATACTACCATCAACTTTATCAAGTTTTAGGGTTAATAGATCATGCTCTGCTTTAGTAAGCCTAACACCTTTTCCACTCCCTAGTGAACAGGAATCCGCAGTTTTACTAAGCTTGCCTTGTCCTGTAATTCTGGGAAAGAGTTTTGTTTTTGTGACTTTAGGCTTGAAAACATGCTTGACTTTCGCCTCTGTCTTAGCAACCACCTCGCGCAACTCAGCAAGAAGTAGCTCTGCTCCCATGAAATCAAATAAAAAACCATGACGTTCCTGCTCCTTTAGGATGTCTGCAACCTCGTGTTCTATCTCTAGGGACTCTTTACTGAATCCACGAGATTCCTCTCGCAAGGCGTAGTACACTTTTAAGTTTAGGTTAACATCTTGAATACAGTACTCTAGCATTTTAGTTGAGAATCCTTCACCGAAAGAATCAAACTCAATCTTACCCGATTCAAGCTTGTATCCCCAAGCTTTCAAACCATGCCCTGCTTCTCTCACTGGATCAAACAACCTTGAGAGTACAAGAGTGTCTACAATCTTTTGACCAGCACCTAGAGTCCTAAACCTAGTTAGGTCTCGCAACACAGGAAGATCGAACCCTATTATGTTATGACCGATTAGCTCATCTGCGCTACAAAGAAGCTCACATCCCTCTTCAATCTGATCAGGGCCAAATGTGTACACTTGTTCTGTGTCAACATCCTTAGCAACGATGCACCAGATTCGTGTAGCGTTTAAGTCATCTGTCTCTATGTCAAAAACTAATTTCATTCACCAAACTCCAGTGCTATTTCTTTGTCCTCAGATGAAGAGTTGGTAAGTCCATCTGTTGCGACCTCGCTCAGTCTGCCTGTTTCGTTATCGAACAAAAGTTGAGTAGCTAACCCCACGTCACCAGTGTACCTACTCTTCAGGATACGTACCCTAGTGGTTGAGGCTTCTAGTGGATCATCAGATTGCTGGTTACGCTCCAGAGAGATCACACAATCAGATAGCTGTGCAATTGACTGACTTCCTCTGAGGTGGCTCAAGCCTGTCTCAATGCCGTTCTCGTGCCCCTTGTTACCGTCTACCCTGCGCAAGTGAGACACGAGTATCAAACCAACACCCGTCTCCTCTACAAGAGTTCTTAGTCGGTGCATGATTGCGTCAATAGATCGCCGCTCATCACCTTCAATGGTGGTGGATACAAGCATGTGCAAGTGGTCAATCACTACCCACTTACAGTTACATCCGATGATCATGAACCTAAGCTTACTGAATATAGATTCAATATCGTTAGCTCCGAAGTGAGCGTGTATCCACACACGATTGTTGTTGTTACCGTCATACATCACATCAAAGAATTTATCTAACTCTTCTTCAGTATACTGCTCGCGTATGCGATCAATGTGTAGCTTTGCATTTGCTTCTATAGATAGTATACCATCAACTGTCCTGTTGAACGATTCCTCTAGCGCAATTATTCCTACGTTATCGTTAGTTGTTTTGATTAGGTGATGCTCTATCTCGCGTGTGACACTGGACTTCCCAAGACCTGTACCACCAGTAAGAGTTATTAGTTCACCATGCCGCATTCCCTCTAGCTTCTCATTCAAACCTTCCCAAGGGTAGGGAAAGGACTGCTTCTTCTCTCTGTTTTTGTACTTGTCCCTGTTCTCTGAAACACTAAGGACTCCAGAGGGTGTGTAGGTTTTAGATGCCCACCAAGCCTGAACATAATTAGTATGATCATGCTTTCTCAGCATGTCATTGGCATCCTTGAAACCTTCAGGCATACGCATTATCTTTGCTTTGCTTGGACGAAGAAGTCGAGCCACTCTTTTAGCTGCTTCTATCCCTGCCTTGTCTTCATCGAAATTTATGATGACCGTATCGAAACTCTCTAGGTATTCTAGTGAAGCTTTTACATCACGCTCTGCTCCGTTTGCTCCAGACCTGATGCTAACCACAGGCCACTTAGAGCCTAGTAGTTCATAAGCAGCCATAGCGTCACACTCTCCCTCAACCAAGGTTATGTACTTACCACCCTCTTGGAAGATGTGCTGACCAAACAAACCTGCATCACGAATAGATCCTCTTGAATAGAAGTTCTCTTTTCCAGTAGAACCAAGAATCCTTTCTTTAAAAGCAACGAGTTCTTTTTCTTTGTAGTAGGGATAGAGGTGTTTCTTAATTGAACCATCGCTACTCATAATACATCGAACCCCGTATCGCTTTGCTGTTTCCTCTGATATACCTCTGTCATTTAGAGCAACGTATTCACCCTCTTCTGAGAAAGTCAAAGGCTCTGTATTAATTACGTTAATGTTGGATTCTCCCATCGGTTGTTCGCCCGTTAAGTTAGTGTACCTTCTTTGACTGAACCTGTCATTACATGAAAAACAAAATGCACTCCCATCCTCATTAATAGATAGGGCATCACTTGACCCGCACTCTGGGCAGGGTTGGTGTAGTTTTACAAAAGCCATCACGCCTCCATAAAAGAAGGGGCCGAAGCCCCTCTTGTTTAGTCAAGACCAGAGAGTTCTAGCTCCACTTGAGCGTCAGGTTCGTCAGCCATGCTGTCAAACTCTCCTTCCAGTTCCTCAGAGAACTTTACTTCAGCGCCTTGAAGTATAGCTAGTCGGGCCTGTAGACCACCAGCCTCTTCACGCACCATCTGTACAAGACCTACAAGTTGCTGGGCACGATCAGATAAATCTTCTACCGCGTACTCAGTATCTTTGTAGGTTACTGTGTTCTTTGATTCGGTCATACTTCCTCCTTCTAAAATGCCAATGATTCTAAACTTACAGGCCCAGCCGATGGCACATCTCCGCGCTCAATCAGATCTAGGATCTGCACTGCCTGAAGCTGTGGACGAACAATCTTCTTTGGCTTTCCGTACTCTTTACGTGCCCACTGTACTGCGACTGTTGAACCGTTACCGATTCCAACATCTGTTCGGTTCTTATCCTTATCTACTACGATAGGGGGAGGAACCTGAGAGCCGTCTGAGTTGTGTGCCCATGTTGCAAACTTAATAACAGGGTCTGGCGTGAAAGACTTTCCACCAGCGGGAATCAGAAATGCTTCTGAGAATCCTGCGTCAGTGAACATGTCAAAGACATCATCTGAAACAGCTAAGAAAAGCTCGTACCAAGATTTAGTCTTGTTGTAGTCAAGGTTAGGAACAACCAAGTGTGGGAAGTAAATCTGTCCTTCCACAATGTTGGGTGGGTTCATCTAAAACTCCTATGTTTTATTTAAGGTTCCTGAATTGTACTCCCTAATGAAAGGAATGTACACATCTTTTTCAATGTCAATGTCAATTGGTTCACTGAACTCGACGATCAAATTGTTACCGCTAAATTGTTTAGTACACGAAAGAATTGAACACTTATTCTCGTACAGGGTTGCCATATATCTTGAGGTGGTGAGTGCTGAGTACTCTTCCTCGGTCATGAATATCTTAGTCATTCCTCTCTTCCAGTTCGTCCAAAAAGTCACTGAACAATCTACTCAAGTCTTCATCTGTGATACGCCAGCTTCCTGCCTCTGCGCATCTGTCTCTTATAAAATCAAAGAACCTCATCTTCACTCTTTGCGAGGGCGTGACTGTGCTTATTCTTAATGCCCACAATTGCGCCCACCAATCATCAAGCATGGAGTAAAACTCCGCTTCAGTATCAGTCGCACTCATACGATTCCTCCAGATTCAAATAGTTCTCAATGTAGTTTATCACAAACTCCTCGCCATGCACAAGACATAACTGAAGTGCCTCCTCACGCACAAGATCAGTCACTGGAGCCTGTAGTGTATAGACTTGCGAATACTTGAGAATATGATTCGACACATCAATTACGTTCTTCATGTTACTACCTTACGCTGCAAGTGACTTGGATGCAAGTCGAACAGAGTCGGTACGCTTGGCCTTGATTGCTAGGATGCTACCTTCAGCAGTCTTTCTAGCAGCAGGGGCGTGTGTACTCCAGTGAGTCATAGCATTGTACGCTGCCCAATGAGTAGATCCAAGTGTCTTCTGCTCATCAGTAGTGTACTGGTTCCACATGTACTGTAGCGCACGATTGCGGTACACCTCTGGCTCCTCCATCAACTCAGTGACAGACATGTTAGGCTTGGACAGTACAAACTTGCACTTAGCTGCGATGGCGAACACGTTAAATGCCTCGCGGTTGGTGATGCTGTTCTGAGTCCAGTGCTTCCAACGATCAGCCTCATGCTGGTAACTATTGAGAGCAGCAGCAAGCTTACGCTGGGCATGTTCAGTACTCATACTGATAGTGTGCTTCGCCTTGTACATGCTGAAGTTATCCACAAAGACCTGACCATTAGTGCATACCATACGAACCGCGCCTATCTGTAGAGTGACTGCCCAACCACCATCAAAGGATGTCCTACCGTTGATCTGGAATCGGCTCTCGTCACCCTTTGCAGTCTCTATGGTATACTCAGGAAGAGTGATTGTAATAGTACCCTTGCCTCCTTCTGGTGTCATCATAGAGTCAACATAGGCACCCTTACAGTTGATGCCTGATGCCTTGCAGATGTTAACCATAGCCCTGTATAAGTCACCATACTGTGCACCCTTGAAGTTGTAACTAGGCTTAACCACATTAATTGGTGGCTCATCAGTACCTGCTACATGTAAACCTCTACGGTTAGGATCAGCAACATTAAAGCCATCACTGTTGGTATATAACATAGGTCTTGACTCTATTATAGTATCAACAATACTAGGTGGAACTAAGTTATCAAGAGGATGAGACTCAGTAACTGTATTGTTAAATATGTTAAATACATTTGTATTCATTATTTTTTCCTTGGTTATAAAATATATAGTAAACTAGCTGTTTCAATATGTTAAATAGATTATAGCATACAACCTTGGTAGGTGTTGCTGATTAAATTGTAACAAATTGTTTCATTTTTCTGAGTATCTTCGACACCTCCTTATCACAGCCATCACACTAACCCTAGATACATTAAGCTCTAACATGATGTCGGTTATGGATGATCCAGTGCCATACATTGTTGCTATCTTGATTGTTCTTTCAGATGGTTTTTTTCTCCAACCAACAGGCCAGTACCTGTCAGGATACAGTTTGTTTATGTTGTCTTGAGACTTGATTGCTTTGTAGAATCTTTCATCAGTCATTTATCTTTTCCACCTCATCTCCATCTTAGTTGGTTTGTAATTAAAATAATATTCTGTGTACCCAGCCAGAGCAGTCTCTCGCTTGCACTCATCAGGCATACACTGGGGAGGATCTGACCACTCGACATCAGGTATGCTGCTAGGAGCGAACAGGAGAAGAATATGGCACTTTTCCCATGACATGTGTACCTTACCATACCTCTTGGTGTACTCCTCTGAGAGGGCGTGAAAATGCCTGTAAAGCCAATAGTAATGCTTACTATTAGACCGCACCCATACAGTGCTTGGGTGATTCTTATGGGCAAGACGGTAAGGAACAGGGGCACCACCTTCAAGCACATGATGTGCAGCACACAACATCTGTGCAGACTCCAACACCATCTTGACCACATGCTTGTCACACTGCATAGACGCGGCCTTCAGAGGACAGGGGTCAATATAAAATATATTCATACTGACATACCTACCCTGACCTTTTCCCACACAACATCGCTTCTAAGACCCCTTAAAGCATTAGCGGCATCTACTAGCCTCTCACGCTTCAGGCCTTTAGACTTTGTAATCTCGTCCTCAAAAGCATTGATCTCCTTTGATAGGACACCACGAATCTCTTGCGTCACAAGATTCCTTAAGTGTGCTTTAAACTCTTCTGAACTACTAGCGTTCAGTAGCAGAGCCTCTCTACTCTCAGAATGGATCACAAAATGATCCACAAATAAATCTATATTATCCATATCAGTCTTCCATTACCGGGGGTTTTATTAAGTGAGCAGTTTGTCCACATGCTCAGGTGGCAGGAGAGTCCTACTCAACAGCGATACCGAAGTCGCTATCTTTATCATGGAACACAGTGATCTCGTGATCTGAAGTACCATACTTGAAATTAATCAAGTGCAGTATCTCACTTACCTGAGACTTACTAGCGTTTACCTTCTCTGCGATAGCCAGTAAATGCTCATCTGTAAGATGCACAGGGTCTGACTTCCTACAAACTTTAATATCAGTCCAACCTTTTTCTAAGTCACGACTGATTACTGCCTTTCTTGCTCTATGGATATTCATTATTTAATGTCCTTGATTACTTGAATACATACACCATCGGCAACACTGTACGACTTGTACGTACCCTTGCCTAGATAGATATGCGCTGATGCTCTTGCTCTAACTGCATGTTCTTTAGGAACAATGAACCAATCACCTTGCTGCATGCCAGAGAAGAGTCCCTTCCAGCGTGAACGTCCAGTGGTAGGAGCAGGAGCAGATTGCACTTTATAGTAAGTAGCCATAGTTTTTTTCCTCGTTTAAGGTGTGAGCAGTTTGACATCATGCTCAGGATGCGAGGGGTTTGGGTCATCAGCATAGGCCCTCGATACCTATACTGATGTAGTTAACTGATTAAGAAGTCGTAGTGAACTTGGGACACATGGTCTCCATCT